CGAACGGGCTGCGGGGTTATTCGTGGGGCTTCGCGGCTGGCGCTGATTGGCCGGCGAGGAAATCCAGAACCGATTCGCAATGCGCAGGGGTTGGCAAGCTGCCGTGTTTCAGGAGTTCACATGCTGCAGCTAGATCTGTCTGCAGATCATCAACCCGCTGCTCTGACACATTTAATCTGGTTACCAGGTCCCCAACTTTTGCAGCTATGGGGCCCCAATCAGGGATACCCCCGAGCACCGAACCAACCTCGTTCACGGTGTTGCGCTGCGCCTTTGCTTCCCCTGACCACACACGAGCCTGCACAAGTATCGCATCGCGTTGGGCCTGAGCCCGGTCAAAGTCGGCTTCATAGACGTACCGACCGGCAGCACCCTTGAACGTGTACCGCTTCACGTCGCTCATAACCCCTCCTGAATTTCTCGCTCACCATCAGCCCGCATGGCATCAATGGCGTATTGGTTGATTTCTCTTGCGATGGTCAGCGCTTGCGCCGGGGTTAGATGAACTTGAGGCAAGCGGTGAAGGCTGATGCGATGCATGCCGTCACGACCCAGCAGCACCGTGGCTCGGACTTGTTGAACTGGTTCAGGCATGGCGATATCCCTGTAACCAATAAAGGTTACTTTTCGATATGTAACCTCTGGAGGTTACTGTGGGGTTGGTCAGGCCATTTCAGGCGCGTAGTCGATCCAAGTCAGCTTTGTTGCCGACTTGCTTCTGGTATTAGTGGCAGGAGCCTTGACCTTTGCCCTGACGCGAACATCACGGGAGCGGCCCGCCTTTCTGACCAGCTCTGCGTACTCGCGAGCAAACTGGGGCGCATCAAACATGCTGCTCAGCTGTACAACACGCTTGCCGTCCATGATCTTTACGACTCGATCCTCGACAGCCTGAAGCCACTGACTCGGAGAAAGTTCGGTGCGCTGCCCTTTTTCAACTTTGAACGCGCGAACCTTCTTTTTTGCTTCTTCGCGAGCGAAGCTCTCATTCATTCCAAAAACTGCGAATGTGCTCATGGCGATCACTCCAGATATTCGAGCGCTGTCTTCAGCAGCTCATTGACAGAAAGCTCTTGCTCGTCAGGCTTCATAGCCCGCTTTATCAGCGCTATGGCCTCATCGACGCTATCTTGCAGGTCGCGCAACTCGTCCTCTGAATTGCTGGCGTATTCGGCGTCCGTCTCAAGCTCTTGGATTGTTTCAAGCAACTCGGCACGTTCGGCGGCCGGGTCTAGACCGCCCTCAGTTATGCGTCGCACAAGTTCGGCGGCCGCCTCTGGATCAAGCGAGGCGTAGTGCAAAAGCTCGTCATCTTTCAAAGCGTTTACGGGAAGCCCATGGCTATCTCCTGAGCGGCGTTATTCAAAGTTTGGGAATGGCCTACGCTTACCTCTCCACAGGAAGGGAGAAGGTCATGAGCGAGGAAAGGGTTGCTGCGCTGTTGCTGGCGCTGAACGCACTGCTGATCGCTTCCCGGAAGCAGGGGTTGAATCTGGACGAACTGTCCGACGCCGCCGCCGACGAACTTCTGCAGTACCGAACATACGATTCACTGCATGTGCCGATGGCCATCAATGAGATTGAGGTCGCGGTGGATGCGCTGGTGTGATCAGGCTGCGGCGCTCTGCGACATCCTGCGCTTGGAGCGCTCGTCGCTCAGGTGCTTTTTGAGCGCTTCCTTGTAGCTGGCTTTGGCCGCTTTCATGTTTGAGGCCCATTCCCCTGCAACGTCGAGCGGTTCATAGGGGGACCAGCTTGAAAAATCGTAATGGCGCCACGTCCGACGATAAACGCTACCCCAGTGGTAGCGGACCATGCGGTATTCCCGGGCCTTCCATTCGCCGCGCTGCTGGAACATCGGCTGGTTGATGCCCAGGAATTGCGCAAAGTTGTCATAGCACTCAGACACGTCCAAGTACTCTTCAAATTTGTTCAGCTTGGGCGCTGGCGGCATTTTGGCGATGGCGAACTTTTCGCCCGATTCAGTTGCGTAATAAAGGATTTCGCTCTGATCGCAAAAGGCAGGAGGCTTGCGGCTAGCCATCAAGCCCGCCGTCACCAAGGCTTCCAGATCTGGTACGTCGTCGTGACCGGGCTCAGCAAGGAAACGATTCCGGTACGACTGGCGACGGTCGCGGAATTCTGGCCGAAGCCCAAGGGTGTGCCAGAGCAGGCCGAGCTGGGCCTGGCTGATGTTGAAGTCACTCATGGCAATGCTCCATGCAGAATCAAGCCTCCGAAAGTTCGGTGGCGAATAGGTTGGTGGTGGGCTATACGTGGTGACCGGCATGGGGCCGGGAGGCGTCACGGCGGTGCGTCACGCAATGCGAATGTGATCGTTAAGCTGATCATCCGGCATACGGTCAGCGCCACGGATCAGCCGAGAAATCAAATCCTGCTCTTCTTCGATCTTGGCGCGGGCCATGACCCGTTTCAGCGCTGCGTCATCGTTGTGATAAAGGTCCGTGACGATGCGTCGTGACAGAAGGCGCGCCTCTCGATCCTCCTTCGACATCTTGTCCCGATCGCGCTTGTCCTGCTGTCGCTGCTTTGGTGTCTTAGCCATAGATGCCATCCTCGTACTGCTGAATGATTTCTAGCTTTCGCCACGTTCGCCAGCCCCAGAAAGCTAGGAGCACCGGCCGGTTTATGCAAAAGATCCATTCGTCGTGGTGGCATAGCCAAGGCCTGCGAGCCTTCTGGTTATTCATCCATGCCGGAATAAGCTGCCAGTTTGCTGCGGTGTGTAGGCCTGAAATAGTCTCTCCCGTTAACGGATACATGTGGTCGATTGCCCACTTGATACCGGTTGCTCGCTCCCGTTCTTTCCGGAGAAGCTCAAGCTCTTGCCATACAAACTCATCGAATTCTGCGTTCCCGCAAACTGTTCGTTCGACCTCCCTGGCATACCTCAAGGTCTTAAGCACACGACCTCTCACTCCTACACGCTGCTGGGTCATCGCCATGACTCTTCATCCTCACAGAGATTTTTCGCCCACTCCAGCTGAGACCGGCAGCGGATCACGTTGTTGATTGCTGGTCGGCAGCCGATCCGTACCTTGTCGCGGACACGATGCGCAGTCGCCTTGATTGCTGCATCCGTTCCATGGATTCGATATGCCAGAAGCATCGCCAGCAGAGCATCTTCCATGGTCATCTGGTAGCTGGTAACGAGAGTCAGCATAAGAAAGCCCGCTCGGTGGGAGGTGGTGTTGTGGATTGCGCTTGCGCTGCTTTGGCGCCCTGAAGACGCGCTTCAACGCTTTGCCGCCGGATAGTCGATCTTGTGGTCACGAACCAGCCTGCGGAAATACTTGGTGCTGATGCCCATATGCTGGGCTGCCTTGCGCTGGCTGACACCGATATCGCGAAGCGCTTTGATGCGGTCCACGTTCTTGGCATCTTTGACCGGGTCGCTCTGGTTGTGCACCAGGTTCGCGGCGCCGCCATTGGCAGCCGGCTGGAACTCGAAGCCGTAAGCCCGCGCCATGGTGTAGAGCTGCTTGCGGCTGATACCGGTTCGTTCTGCGACTTCGCCCTGCGAAAGCGTCTTGGCCAGATCACAAACACGATCCAAGTCAGCCGGCGGCGCCTTCGTTTTCACCGGCTTGGCCTGCGCCTCTTCGATGTCCGGAACAATGCGCAGGCGCTGCATCGTTTCTTTCTTGCTCCGGCGGGGCGGCAGCGGCTTACGATCTGGTGATGCGATCGGCGCAGGAGCCGTGCGGTACCCGTATGGCCGTGGAGCCGGAATAGGCCCTGCAACCTCAGACACCTGCCCACCGCGACGAAGGTACTCATCCATTGCGGCCGCCAGTTCGGCCGACTTCGGCTGGTTGTGACGAACCATGCTCAATTCGAGGCTGATCATGCTGCAATCCCCAGGACGCGATTCATGCGCTCTTCGAGAATTTCGTAGAAAGTTGTGACGCGCTCGGACAGCTTGCGGATCATCACTTCGTCGCGATACGCCCGCTTGATGAACAGTGGCATGCCCGGCCAGTAGCAGACGAAGTCAATCCACTCGCGTTCCGATACCCACAGACCGCCCTGGCACTGCGCGATGTGCTCTTTCGGGATCTCACCGCCGAGAATGACCTCGACCTGCAGCTTGGGCAGCTTGGTTTTGATTTCGGTCAGGCCGCTCTCACCGATCAGCGAGTCCGGCGAATAGCCGATGCCGTGATTGAGGATGATCCCGACCTGGTGCGTGGTCACGTCGGCCTGAGCCTGATACAGGCCCCGCGCGATCCCCTCGTACTCATGGCCGCGCTCCGTGTGGCGGTTTCCCTGAAACGGGTCAGCCGCCTCACCAGTGATACGCTCGCCGATCAGGGTGTTCATGTAGGTGAAGGCTCCGGCACCGAAACCGGCCTCGCCCTTGCCATTGGCCAGCAGGCTGTCCAGCTCGGAGCAGGTGATAATGCCCAGTCGCAGGTTCAGCCACTCTTGGGTGCCTTGCTCAACATCACTGATGATTTGCATTTTCTGCCTCCGCTTTTGCTGCTGATTTGGTGAGGCCGCCGAGCACGCGGTCGAAATCGTCTTTACTGACGTCGGTGGTAGTGCCGTACATACCGGCAAACGCTTCTTTGGCCTTGTCGCTGCATTTGTCTAGAAGGGCCTGAAGCTGGCGAGCCTGAATCGGGGTGACGGTCACCGTCGGTACGGCCGCATGACCGTCGTCGTCTTCCCCGCGCGTGGTGAGGTTGAGCAGGGCGCTCATGACGTACCGCTTGCCGTAACTGGTGGATGACCCAACCGCCTGCACCGCGTTTTTGCTACCGCTA